GAGAAACTTTTGGTCAACTACGTGCGCCTGCTCGAACAACTTCTAGGCCCACAAAACGAAAAATGGCCGTGGCCACGAACGCTGACCGAGGATGAAATCGAATATTTCCGTGTACAAGCTCGCGCACCCGAGATAACGGGAGGCGTGATTATTCGCGGGAACGTGATTCTGGTCAGCGATGGCGTGGCCACGGCTTTTACTATCAATTGGCGCGTGATTTAGGCCAGAGCGGCGATGACGCGACTGATTGCATGATCCTTTACGTTAGGAATCGGCATTGAAGGCTTGCCGATATGCGTCAGTAACCCGGCATGTTGCCAGTCCAAAGGTAGACTAGGAACCAAATCGAGTCCGTTCCAGTACAGATGCAGTGGCACTTTCGCGAGCAACGTGCGGAAGTTGGCGTCAGGACTGATGCGCGGCGGCTCGAATCCGAACACGGCGACCGGCTGATTACCTGAGATGGTCATAGCCGCAGCTGCAACGACAGCAATCGCGGCGCCGAGAGAGTGCCCTACGAGCGTCACGGGCTTCCCGTCGATCGCGACAAGCACGGGCGTTGAGATAGCCTGCCAAGCCTGCCAGAAGCCCCGATGTACCTTCCCAATGCCCGGAACGACCTTCGGGCCGATATCGATGTCTGCGCCGACGCAATCCGCGTTATCGGTGCCAGGAAAGGCAATCACCAATCCATCCGCCGTATGCCGCACGATGGCCCGTGAAGCGCTATCCGGATCGCCAATATCAGGCTTTGCGGAATACGCCTCTTGGGCCAAGAGGGCGTAAGCGTGCGCGTTCATTACAGAGGCGCGCCAGAAAGCGGGGTGGCCGGCGCAAGACTGATCGCCATGTTGAAAGCCAACACGGCCGTGTCGATAGCGGCGTTCGCAGCGTTCTTCTTGTCTTGTGCGATGGACGACGAATCGACGAGCGACTTGACGAGCGGCAGCGTCGTATTAACGACGGTTTGCAAACTCGCCGCATTGACCGTCGCGCCGGCAGCGCAGACTTCAGCGATGGCTGGCTTCACGGTCTTTTCCAGCGTATCCGCAGCACCGCCCGTGAAAACACCATCAGCAGTCAGAATGGCGAATTCGCCTTGAGCGGCACCGCAGGCGATCTTGACTTGGTCGGCAAAAGTGAGAGTGGGTGCGGACGAGCACGCGGAAAGAGCGAGCAGGGCTACGCCTGCCGCGAGAGCAGCATATTTACGCATTTGGAAACCTTTCAGGGTCTGAGCGAGAACTTCGAAGCCGAAATAGCAACGTTTGAAGCTGCTGCGGCTACATTGGAAATGGCGGCGTTTTGGGCGGTCAGCGGGGCGGTAGCTCCAACGCCAGATTCGGAGAAATCCAGCACATAGCCATCCGCTGATTTCTGGACGTGAACGGTTACGCTGGCGATGTCTTTACTGTTCGTGATGGTTGCAGCACAACACAAGACTTGCTTTGACGCTTCGTCGTAGAACGGCCGAATGTCGTAGGTTGCTTGGCCGGCGCATGCGCCAAGCAATCCGAGAACCGGGATGGCTAGCGCAAATCGGATCATTGCGCGGGCGGCGTCTTGCCAGTATTCGTCACGACGTGATAGAGACCGAGGCCGCCAAGACCGATCTTGATGTTCTCTACGTAATCCGTCGCCGGAACCTTGCCTGTATAGACGAGATACGACCATGCGGCAAAAAGAACGCCGCCGACGAGAAGTTTTTGAGTGCTGGCCGAGACGTTGGTGAGATTCATGCTTTCTCCTAGACTGCGTGATGGATGACTTCGACCGCCGAAAATTTGTAGCCTTCTTTGGCGTACTTCTGAGCGATCCAGAGTGGGAATGGCATCGTGTGAATGCCTTCATCCTTGGCGACGTGATGAGTCTTGCAAAGAAGCATTCCATTCACCGTCATATCGTCGACAAACTGAACCCAATCGGTGAAATTGGCCCAATCGAATGCTTGAATGTGCTTACCCCAGTAGCCAGCCTGAGCATCAAACTTGAACCGCTCCCAATCGATCATTTCGGCGAGCGAGCGCTCGATCGGATGATGGTGTGCTTCGAGCGGATGGCCAGATTCTTCAGCGGTTGCATTGCAGATGAAGCACCGTCCATCGCGCGCGATCAATTCCTTGCGTGTGCGCGTGAATAGAGCAGTTGTCTTGCGCTCTTCATGTGACGGAATGTTCACATCGACGGTGAGCGTTTCGTGTTCAGTGTGTGCCTGAGTGGTTTCGGTCATGCGATGCCAAGCGCCTTGCGCGCTGCCGTGTAGAGAGCCTGCCGATCAACTAGGCCATTGAGACCGCCATTGATCCGCTCGGTGAGCGTAGTGAACTGTCCCGAGATGGCGAGGCCGCTCAGTTTGTTGTTCCACCAGTACCACCCGGCCGACATCGCTGCATGCTCGGGTTGCTCAAGCAGCTCGGGATGATTCAGGAGATCGAGATCAAGGCCGATAGCAGCCAATGTATAGTTCCGACGCCCCGTAATTTGAATCAAGCCACGGCCCTTATATTGCTCACCATCTCCGGACTGCGTATTTCCTAGGCTCTTGGCCTTTTGCGACGGCGGCTCATAAAGCTTCTGCGCTGATGTCGGGCCCCAAATTTCCGCGAGCCATACAAGACCACCGGATTCATGACCAATCTGCGCCAAAAAGGCAGCAATATCCCGCGCGTCAAGGATATGGAACGTGTCACACGCAGACTGGATGAATGGAGCGAAGAGCGTGGCTCGATCCAATGTCGCGCCAGTCCCGGCGGCGACGATCTGAGGGGTGAGATTCATTCCCGATCCGCCTTGTTTTCGAGTCGACGATCGAACTTTTCGTCCATCGATTCCAGCTTTCTGAACACGGCATCAACAGACGCGCTGAAACGATCAATTGCCTTCTCAAAGGCAGAATTTGGCGTGTAAGTCTCAGCCACGTGTAGGCGGTAGGCATCCAGCGCCTTCTCTTGTTCCTTCATGCGCTTCTCCTGCGCCTCGAACTTGTCGTCGTGCGCTTCGAACTTCTTGTCTGCTTGACTGATGGCGCGTCTGATCAACCAACCAAACGCGCCAACCACAGCAGTAGCAATGCCGCCGACCCCGGCAACGGTCGTGTTGTCCATGTGATTCTGGGAAAAAGAAAAGCCGCGCGAGGCGGCTAAATATTGGACGCTTGAAAATACTATTGCTTGAAGTAATTCAATTGCCCAATCAACGTGCTGGTGTTCGAGAAATTACTGTTCGTCAGCGCACTGGTTCCACTTGCGCCTTGCGCATACAGATTCACCGTGGTTCCACCGGGAGCGGCTTCGGCCAGGATTGGGCCAGTAAGAGAGGCCATACCACTTGCACCCATGACCGGGGATACGCCACCGTAATAAAATCCGCTTGCGGGGCCTGGTTGGATTGGAAGGCCGGTAAGCGTAGCTGCGCCAGTCGAAGAGCCAACGGCAGACAGTGACGTATAGAACTGTACAGATACCTGCATTCCCTTGATTTCGTATTCACACGAACGAGTGTTGTACGTTAATCCGGTCGATCCGCCACCGAATGCAACGCCAATCGAACACGAGGCAGGTCCACCGTAAATTCGATTCCCGCTAGATGACCCTGTCTCCGTGATGCCGTTATATCCTAAAACCGTGTTATTGCTTTGCGTGATTGTGTGCAGAACACTATTGGTCGTATTGTTTAGGACGGCCGCATACGAACCGTTGTTGTTATGGTTGTAGTCGTGAATGTCGGCGTCTATCGTAACGTTGTTCGAATTCGTGACATACACGGCGTCATCGCCTTTATCGACGTGGATTCCCCTTCCAGTAAAATAGGTGACCCCATTCAAAAGAAGTCCGTACGTTGTGCTCGAACCGATCCACACGTTCGAGATCTGAATGTCGGTAGCGGCTTGCGCGTTCGTTCCTTGCTGGACAAGAACTCCGGGGCCAGATGTCGTATCGCTCAAGATATTGGCGAAATGGCCGAATTGGCAAGGCGTAGTGCTTTGCAGGAATGAATACCCACAAAGCGCCCAGCCGTTCACGCCGTTTTCGGCTTCGTCGTTGACGAATTTCGACCCGGCAAAATACCTCAACTCATAGCCGATATTCGAAACACCTTGAACGGTCATGTTTGTGACGATCAATGCATTGTTTGGCATTGTGTCTGATACGTTCGTCGGAACGCCAGCGTACAAGCCATCGTAATTCTGTTGACCTCCTGCTCCATACACTCGAACGTTGTCAATGACCGTCTGCCATTGGTCTTGCATATCAAGCGCATGATAGCAGCCAGTTAAAAACAGATCGCGGATAGTTCCGCTATTCACATAAGTGAAACTAACACCGTGCGCGCTCGTGTTCGACAATCCCGGACATTGAATCCACATGGATTGAACGCCCGTATTGTTATCTACGGCCGAAAGCGTTCCGTTATCAACGATGGCTGGAGCATTCGCAGTTTGTTGGATAACAGTAGACTGCCGAGATTCTCCGGCTAACACAACGCCACTTTTCCCGGTCAAATTCAACGACGAGCTAATCTTGTAGGTGCCACGCGGAAAATTGACTTTTACGCCATTCTGGATGACGGTGGAAACCGTTGCCGCGTAATTGATCGCATTTTGAATGCCAGTCGTGCTATCGGTCGAACCAGTCGCATCAACGCCTGAGAAATCCAGAACTGAAACAGTATCGCCAAACTTGCTCGTCAGAGCGCGCGCGCCAGAACCGGTTGCGCTGAAAAGATATTGCAAATTCCCTGTCGCCGCCGTGGCCGTAGCTGCGTTCGTCCCGCCATTCGCAATCGGAACTGTCGAAGATCCTAGGATGCTCGTCAGCGCCGCCGCCTGCGTAGTCGCATTCGTGCCGCCAGAGGCAAAGCCAATCGGCGGCGACAGGCCGCTGATCGTGCCGCCAGTGATCGTCGCGTTTGACGTTGCGATGCTGTTGAGCGTCGTCGTACCAGTGACCGTAACCGCCGGCACCATCAGCGGCCCAGTAAGCGTCGCGCCAGCCAGCGGTACATATAGCGCGAATTGGTTATTGAGCTGAGCTGCGGTCAGGATCTGGCCTGGCGTGAACTGGGCGAGCGCGGGCAGCGAGATGAGCAGCAAAAGAGCGGCTAGGAGTTTTCGCATGTCAGAAATAAAAATGCCGCCCGGAGGCGGCTAGATGTTTTGCTTGACTTCATAGCCCCGACGGGGCTACTCTTAAAGAGTAGGGTAGCGCATCGCGCGTAGCCCGTTACCTCCGAAAGGAAGATCATGAAACCCTTATTTCGCGAGTGCGCATTGCGCGCTATCAAGCATGTCCATCCGATACTCTCCACCGTCCACGGAAGATCTTCAGAATCTCAAGGCTCGTCTTGGCTATACCGGCGAGCAGATGGCCGATCTGTTCGGACTGGCAGGAAACAATCAATGGCGGAAGTACACGGGTGGTCGCGAGCCGCGCCCGATGGGATTGGCGATGTTGTTTCTCGCGGGGGCGCTGCTCAATCACAACGCGACTGCGGAACAGATCTTCGAATGGTGCCGAGAAGTGGGAGCTACTATCGAATTGTTGCCTCGGGAATGAAAGCCACGACCGTGTTCGCACTGATTGTCGGAATGGCGGCTTGTGGCGGTGGAGGCGGCGGAGATGCTGCTCAGACGGCGCCGGCCACACAACCTGCTGTCGCAAAGCATGTCATTGTGCGCCAATACGGAGATTCGACGACATCCGGACTTACTTACCAGAATGGCGCGTACGTTGTTGCCAAACAAACATCTGCCGATCGACTATACGCCGATCTTCAAGCACAATTTGGCGGCGCGGTCACTGTTGATGACCAGGGTGTTCCGTCAACATGTGCCGAGAATCTTCTCAATGGTGACGGCGTGCACGCACCATTCGCGCAAGAAATTCAGACAACGAGCGCACAAATCATAACGTTCAATTTCGGAATGAACGACGGATGGTGGTGTCATCGAACAGTCGATCAGTACGCAGCCGATATGGGACAACTTATCGATATCGCACGCGCAGCAGGAAAAACCGTAGTTCTCGAAGAACCTAATCCGACGACGAGTCCAGACAATTTGAATCTTGACGCATACGTGGCAGCACTACGCAGCGTCGCAGCCGATAAAGCCGTACCGCTTGTCGCTCAATACGACTACATCAAGACTGTATCTAACTGGCAATCTTTGCTTTCAGACGGAACTCACCCTACCATCGTACTCTACGCGATCAAAGGTGATCGCGAAGCCCAAGTAATTGCGCCGATCGTCAGTCAATTGTTGAAGTGATCAAACCTGCGGCGCCGAAGGTGCCGCAGGCGCAGTCGGCCACGTTACCGTCACTGGGAATCCGGACTGCTTGGTAACGTCGCGGAGGGATTGGCGATAGGTAGTCCACGCCTGGAATTGCGCTGTCGTCAGCGTAGTTGGAATGCCAGTATCGATTTGATCTCGGTGCCGTTGCACAACCCAATCGCATTGGTTCATCAATCCGTCTCTTTGCGCTCTTACTTGATCGGCCAATTGAGCAGATGTTGGAGAAGGGGCGGCGATCCATACTGGCATACCGCCCGACCCGACGCCGCGAGTCATGCCTTCGGGGGGAGTTTGGCACGCAAATTTTTGAAAAGTGCTGTCGTCAACTGCAACGCCATCTTGCGGCCACGCTCCGCGCGCTTGATAGTCGGATTGATATTTTGTTGCGAAGAAGGTATTTAGCGACGGGCTAAAAACATAATTTGACATATTGTCCTCTTAGTAACCGATGCCAAATGCCGCCACGGCAGCAGTACCCGTATTCACGACACACTGCACCTGCGTCAACGAGGGAGGCGATACGGTCGCCGCATATTGGGTGAGAGGGCCGGAGGATACCGATACGGAACACCACTCGATTTCAACTGCATTCGGAAATGCAATAGGCCAGCTGGCAAGCGTGCCACCAGTGCCTACAGACCCGATTGTCACCCATTGCAAGATGGCGGTTTTTTTAACCCCACCAACTATCATGGGGAATTCGAGATACCCACTTGCTGCCATCGACGCCAGGAATTGCCCCAACTGCACTGCATGCCCACTCTGCGTGGCAGGGGCGATTTGCCACGGGTCGATATTGACGTTTGTTCCATCTCCCCGCAGCTCGATTGCTCCAGGCACAAGAGTCACAGGAGTGCCGCCACTAACGAGTGCCGACAATACGAACGATCCAGGTACCGTCTGGTTGACGATGTACCACTTCTGCGATGTGGCAGGAAACGTAATTTGAACGTTCCCCGTCAGCGTGCCTGTGATGAAGATGATGGGTTTCGCTGACTGAACAGACGTCAGCGTGACGTTTGCATTCGTGACTGCTACCGATGTTGACCCATAGAACGATCCAGGCAACCAATTGCTGCCGCCCGAGGCCGTGATCGTGGTGCTCGACGCTGTTTGTGACGTGCTGACCGTATAAGTGCCATTTCCACCCGTCCCAGTACCGAGCGCAAGGATCTGGGTGCCAGAAGTGATTCCGGTGCCGGACAGTACCTGGCCGACCTGCACCGTCCCGGATGCCACAGCAGTGACAGTAAGTGTCGTGCCGCTAATTGAACCGGTGAATGATGCGGAACCGGCGTCTGGATCGGTTTTATTGTTATCGACCGTATTGCGCCAGAATCCAGTGCCATCGCCACTTTGCAGAACAGCGCCATTGGGATATCCGCCGATCGCATTTGCATATGTCGCGTTATAGACCGGTTGGCCGCCTACTTGCTCCCATTGGATGCCGGCTGTCACCTGATTCAGCAGGCCGTTCATATCCTGACCGAACGGCGGAACACCGCCAGCATTGACGGCTAGAAAGGTGAGGGGCGGGAAGCCGTCCGTCAGACTCGCGGCACCGTTTTGAACACCAATTTGACTTGCGACGGGAATCGGCCGGATATAACTAGCACCGGCGGAATTTGCGAACGGTGCCTGGAAAAAAGTCGGAACCTGGCTAGCCTGCATGTTTGGGAAATCCAAAAGAAAAACCCGCACAAGGCGGGTTTGGGGAATAAGGAGTCGCCAGCCGGCGGCGCAATCGAAATATGGGTTTAAAACAATCTAGACTCATCAAGAATGAAAGTTGAGTCCAATGTCGGCGCGGGAATCGGGGCAGGAGGTGGATTTACGGTTGAAAACCCATAAAAAAAAGCTCCATTATTAAATCCTGCCGCACTCAAACCAGCCTCCGCAAATCCAAAAGTCGGCGGCGATACAACCATGATGCTTGCACCTACTCCGGTTGGAGGGGAGAAAGCACCAGATTGCGTGAGAATCGCAATCTCGAATGTCTCAAGAGGAAACATGAAGACAAGATTCATCTGCATGTTTCCAGAATCAGTAACGAACGCATTTCCCCGATTGGGGAACAACTGCATAAGAATCGTGTTGTATGTTCTGATTGAACAATTTGAGATGTTTGCCAACGCCTTGATGAGAATCAATGCGCGGAAAGCATCATCAGACAACGTATAGTTCTGGGTTACCTGAATTCCTGAGTAGAATGGCCCTTGACCGAATGGTGCAGCCGACGCTGTTCCTGCTTCTTCAAATCCCAGATCAATCGTCCCTCCCGGAATCTGTAGAACATTCGTCACACCAACAATGCGCCCCCAAACCTGAAGTCCATATCCCTGAGCTGTGTCTACATTCCAAACCAGATTGTAAAAGGCATCTATATTAGGGGATGGATCTACTGCCGAGTTGAAGCTCGAAATGAGCGACATGAGTGCGGGACTATTGGCATACTGACTAAGTATGGTTTCCAGATAGTTCTGCATTTCACGAGAAGCTCACTGTGATGTTGCTGACGGCACACGTAGGAACTTGATTGATAGCCATCAGAACTGAATTCTGATTGGCTACACCTACCCCGACTTGTATAGAATAGATCATTGCCCATGGCCCGAGCGCAGCAATGTTTGCATAGAAACGAGACGCGAAGATCCATGACCCAATGCGTGCACGCGGCCCATTATCGGCGCCCGTGAACGATTGAAGCACTGCATTCTGTACAAGTTGCACCGCGTTTGATGGAACGCTTGCATTGCTTTGCATCGCCACCAGGAACGCTACCGAAGTGGGCGTTGGCGTTTCATATGTGACGGTATATTGAGGATACGGAGGGCTATACGGATTGGCCGTAGTGCCCATGTCAATCACTATTGCGGACGTATTGCCGTTGTAGTTGCATCCAGGGCTCTTTTTCGTCCAGATAGCTTTACAAATATCCTGTGCAGCACCACCGTATGCCGCGACATAGAGAGAGTTTTTCACAAGTTGGACGCCACCAGATGCAATGGTCATTGCTTGCGAACCAACGGTTTGGCTTATGTTGATTGCATATGTTCCGGTGCCTCCAATACCTGATCCCAGCGCAGTAATCAACGTCCCCTGAGCAATACCCGCTCCAGTCACCATCTGACCGACAGTAATCGCACCAGGAAGCCCGCTGCCCGTCCAACTAGGATCGGCGGTCGTTACCGTCAGGGTTGCGCCGCTGATCGAGCCAATGACGCTCGCCCCGCTGGTAAAACCATTCACGTTCTCTGTTGCGTACGCATCCAGAACGTTGGTTACATCGAACACAGCACCTAGTACGGAAGGCAGTGATCCTTGTGCGTTGAGCGCAACAGATTGGGATCGTTTATATTCAAAATCGGCACGAGACTCGACATCATTTCCGACGACACCCGATAAGCAAGTGACAGAATCCCAACCGGAAATGGCCTGATAGATCGAAACGCCATTTGTCGCAGGTACAGGGATAGGGCCGGTAGTTGTACAGGCGAATGACGTAGTTACCGAACCGCCCGAGGGAATCGTGACAGTATCCGTGCAACTATAGATATTACCGGCCGAATCCTGAAGCAGCGCACTGTTTGCAGGAATCGGAACACCAGCCAGACCATTGCACGAAATTTGAAGCACGGTCGGCTGAGCCGGGTTTCGCTCGATGTAGTAAATTCGACCAATGGCATCTTGCATGCGTCCCGCCGCATAGGCGGGGTCAACACCATTTGCTAGCGCGAGGAACTGATCGTTTGCATCACCGATGATTGCAGTGTCGGATTGAGCGATCTGCCCTTGAGGCGTGGTTAAGCCGGGATTGACGTTGCCGCCGAAGGCCGTATTGATGTCGGCTTGGCGACCAGCAAGAATGGCACTTTCTGCGGGCGCAACGAACCCAGTCGTGCCAAACGAGGGAGCTGGAACATTCGTGGTCATCGAGAGGGCGCAAAAAAGCCGCCCTTAGGCGGCTGGTTATTGTCTTGAGTTAGAAACTCGCTGCGGTTGTATTTCCACTTGAGTCAGTGACTTGCACTTGGCCTTGCAACTGCCGGTTATCAACACCAGAAATGAAGACTTGTGCGCTTACAACTCCAGGAACCGTTAGCGCGGCGCTGACGAGATCAGATTTGACGAGTGAGAGAGATGGGAAGTGGCCGAGGATTTCTTGCCAGTATGGGATACCAATCGTTGTGTCGTACCAGCATTCACCGAGGAACGTTCGACATGCGCTGGCAGCATCCTGAGCTAAGCTGTATGGATTAGATGCGAGAGCAATATTTCCCGAAGAATCTAGTGTCAAGTCCCACATCCCCGGATCGAGATAGAGCGTGTCTGCCATTTCATCACTCACTGAGGCGGGCCACCCAATCCAGAACCGCCCGAGTTGATGTGCTGATGTGTGCTGTCGATCGCGTGACCGTTTGACGTGATCGAACCAATGAATTGCACCGTGCCAGTAATGATCGAGGCCACACCGCTTGTGATGCTGCCCGTCATCCCGGCAAGCCACGATAGCAAGCCCTGAATGATCACAGCACCGCTGAAATTCGATTGCGGCGAGTTGACCGTGAACGATGTAGAAGCATTGTGGACAATCTGCGGCGCAGTTAGGGATATCCGGGTCGGAGAAACCATCGAAATGCCGGAACTCGCAAACGCAATGTACTGATTGGGAGTACCATTTACAATGCCACCCCAATAGACGGCATCAGCCATATCAAACATGCGCCGGCTGGCTGGGTTTGCTTGTCCTTTAGATGCTACTGCGCTTGAAATATCTCGATCGGCAAATCCGGCCCAACCAATATCCCCTTCTTGTGGATCAAGAATAAGAGCATTGGCCCCACCTTGGATTCTAAAGTAGGGACATCGATATATCACACCGTGCGGCTCGGCGTTGCCAGAGCCATCAATTTGGTTCACAAGAGGCTGAATGTCTACGAATCCAACGGGAGATACCCCGCCATTGTTCGTAACTCCAATTACCTTGACGATTTGCATCGTCCGCACGCTTGCCAGAATCGACCAAACCATAAAAGTCTGGGCATTGAAATCTGAGCCGGATGATGATGGGGTCTGCTGCCCGTTATACCCGTTATTGCTAGCTGGCATTGAACGGCGATCCTTTGAACGTAGTTTCCCACTGCCCGTTGGGCGTCTCACTCTCTAGATCGTGAAAGACCTCATACATCACGAACTTGCCGTTGGCGAATGGAAGGCTGCTTTGCACTTGGCATTTCCTGCCAATACCGAGTTGCGGATTGAAGAGGGTCCGCACATACACACCAAGATCGCAGTTCGTCGGATAACCGATCATGCCGCTACCAGGCGAAATTAAAGGTATCGCACCACCGCGACTACCACCTTTCGGCCAGATTGCCAGTGTGCCGTTCTCTAATGACCAATTGATATTCGCGGCATTGGCGCATGCTTCCATCTGCCGCTTGGGCGAGCCGGGGAAATAGGGCGTTGACAGAATGACTGAGACGCCATTGTTCTCGAACGCGTAGCCATTCTCAGTGGCCAGGTTCTGCATGATGACGGCGGCATCGGCTGAACCAGGAAAACTCAGGGCCGGCGCCACCTTCAACGCCTCAAACAATCCGGCATGTGCTGTAACATGCAGAGTCGAGTCCGGCATGCCACTCATGTCTATCTGGCTCAAGGACGTTTGTCCCTGAAAGATGATGCTCGTTCCAACCAGATCATCACCAGCCTCGATCACTAACTGGTTGAAGCGAATTGCGACTTGGCCATTGTCGAGTCTATTGACACTCGAAAGCTGGTTTAGCAGGGATGGCGTGAGACCATGCACGATCACCGATGCTTGGCCCATCGATGGGGGTCCGGCATTGGCGACGGTCGCTTGCACGCGCAAACCAGTGACCGTTACCGTGTCATATTTTCCATCAAACGAATATTGTGTGCCGTTCGTATCTTGACCTAGTTTGAAGGTCAGATTGATCTTGCGACGAACAAACGACATCATCCAACCCCGTTAAGATCCGATTCTTCTAAGTAACAGAACAAATACCGAGTGCCGAGCCCCGGGCTTGATGGATCGGAACCATTGCTAGGCAGGGTGAAACTCCCCTGAGTATCTAGAAAGCAAAGATCGCCAACGAATCCTAGATAAAGGCTACGCACGATTCGATTGAGGTTCTGACAGATCACACCATTGAGAAGAGGTGCGCCATTCAAATAAACATCGCAGTAAAATCCGGTGCTCTTTTGATAAAGATTGAACTTGCAGTTTTGTCCCGCGAGTTGAGCCTCGATTGTTTGAGAATCCGTATCGGCGATCGGGATGATGAGCATTACTGAAATATCACCGTATTTGGGCCAAATAGCGTGGCCGTTCCGACTGTTGGGCTTTGAGGTTGAACCATGCCGCCCTGTTGCGCATCAGCTCCGCTTGGCTTGGCTGTATTGGTGAACGCAGGCGATGGAGCAATACGGATTTCGAGAAGCCAAAGATCGACAGTCAGAAGTCCGATCCCATTCGTAGATGTGCGCCGATAATCGTAATGAACGATATTGGCGTTCTGCATAATGAGTTCTGGCATCACGACATCGTAAAGCTCCGTTGACTCTGCCATCGAATCGATCGTAGCCAAGAATGCTGCCCGATCAGCGTCAGTCCCACCCTTTGACATGCTGATGCGGGCATCAAACGGCATTGTCACCTTGTTATAGCTCTGGAAGGCGCCTGCCTCTTGAGGGTAGTTGGGCAACTGCCAGTCACGCTTGACGCTAACGCTCAACACAGAATCTGGGACGATCGAGAAGAATCCATTTTGCCCGATACCCCACTTAGGCCCAGAGAACAGGTTGAACGCAATCTGCGCATCCGCAACGAGCAACTGAACAGTATTCGCGATGTTGGCAACCTGATTCAACAGGGGGGGGATGCCATTTGCCATCAGATAAGTCCGGTATTTGACTGAACGGTGAATGCATACTTCTGAACAGCCGGCCCAATATCCTTGGCGATTGCTGTCGCGTCGGCGGCTTGGGTATGGACATTCAGCTGACCGATCTTCACATCGGTTGTGCTCATAGATCCAGTCTGCGTGTTGCTAGCAGCCGCCATGACACTGCTTCGTGCGCCGTTCGCCAGATCAACACTTGCCATGATCTTTTTGAGCTTTGCCCCGTATTTCGGATCAGTTGCATAGACGCCTGTGAGAGCATCTGCATATGCGTTAGGATCGTCGCTATGTGCCCGAGCAGCAGCATACGGCTTGCCTGTGGCTAGCAATCTCGCATGGGCTTCAAATGCATCAGCGAGCGTGTCGAATTTTACAAATTTCTGCATGACTCGCACTTTCTGACCGTTGATAAATTCATCGGTCATTGCTTCGACAAACGGCTGACCCGGCTTTGCCTTGATACCGAACGGATTGTTGCTACCCTCCGGCATCGACTTACCGCGATTGCTCTCAAGCGCCCATTGCGCGAACGTTATGCCAGCTGGAACTCCGTACTTTGCTTCCGCCTGCTTCGCTGCTTGGAGGACATCGGCGAGCGCAGATTGACCGGTGCCGGCTGAAACTGTAGATGAGCGTGCCCCATTCGCTGGAGGTGCTCCAGTACCGCTTTCGCTTGGAGCTGCCGCAGCAGCTTCGTGCTTTCCAGTGATGGCATCCCATACCGCACGAGCCCGATCTTTGACCCATTCAAAGGCAGATACAAATGCCGTCTTGAATGCCGCGAGGATGGCTGGCCCGAGATTTTTGATGAGGCCAATCCAGTCAGTGAAATATTTCCCAAGATCACCGACAAGAGCAATCCATGCCTTACGGATATCATCACCGCTACCGGTGAATAGAGCCACGACCAATTTGAGCAAATCGGTGACGCTCGATACCCAATCGACAAAAACCCTTTTCAAAGAATCAAATACTGGCGCTACGACACCAGATATCGATGCCCATTTATCAGCAAAAAATTGCCAAAATCCGCCGAATGCGGACTGCCCACCGTCGATCCATGTTTTCCAGTCATCGTAGAGCAGGGCGATCATAGCGATCGCGATGCCGATGCCAGCGGACAATGCGGCCATCCCTGCCAAGGGCGCAGCCAATACAACTGCGAATGCCGTTACGGCTGCTGCGAGGCCATAGAATGCTGCCTCTACCATCGGGCGATGCGTTTCCGCCCATTCGGAGAACTTGAGGAGCGCGGCGCTAAGTTGCTGGATATACGGCGACAGCGATGTAAGGATCTTACGACCAAGATCCGTCGATGCTTGTTCGAGCGAACGCCATGCGGCCTGCAACTGCATTGCCGACTTGGCATCTTCTTCGTTCGTATGACCGATCTTTTCTTGCTCGGCCAAAAGCGCTTGAACGGCTTGCCGACCTTGCATCAGGACATTGATCGTTCCTTCATCAAAGCCCATCCCGGCACCGAGCGCTTGCGCGCGCGCCGCATCCATATGGCTGAATGCATCCGACGCCATCAACAGACGTTCGCTTGAGCTGGTCGCCTTGTCGAAATACTTCGACACATTGATGCCAGCCATCGCGAGGCTTTGCAGAACCTGCGCGCCAGGTGTTCCGGTCAGCGCAATTTGCTGCATCTGGGACGAAATGTTGCGTAGCGTCCCAGTGATGCCGGAAGCCGAACCACCGGCGCGTTCGGCAACTCCCTGCCAAGCCGAAAGCGCTTCAGTAGATAGTCCGATATTCTTGGCGACACGGCCGACTGCCGCATCGGCCGCCACCACGTCCGATACAAACGACGACAATCCTTTGCCGGCCGTAAAGACCGCAAATAACCCCACAACCTGGTTCTTGATCTGCGAGAAGAACTGAGCCGCCTGTTTGCCCTTGGCTTCCAGTTCTTTCGCCGTACGATCAGCCTGATCGCTCGTCTTCTTGAGCGCTTCTGATGCGTCCTTTTGACCTTTTGTCAAACCAGACGCATCGATCCCAAGAGCGACAACGAGACTATCAATCAATGTCGCCATGGCTACTCTTCAGATTGGGATGCAAGACGCTTGTTGTGTGCATCTACGGCCATGATTTCGAGCAGGTCGTAGATATCTTCCATGCCGAGAACCGTTTCTATCTCGGCCATTGTGGCCATCCTGGCCGAGATTACGGCCCCGATGATTGGTGGGACATTGACATAGTCCGCGTATTCCCGCCCGTCACCCAAATCAAGATGAATATTTAGCGGGCGACGGGCGTAAAAAAATTGAGGTGGAGCGCGAACAACTCCTTGCGAAGAAGAAGGCGTGTTTGTACCTCCTCGATGTCGTCCTCGATCAATGGCCCGACTCCACCGAAGCCACGTTTGATGGCCGGCTTCGTAGGATCGGGTACATATGAAACCATTGCGAACATCTCATCAAGCAAAGGTTCTGCGTCCTCATAACGGAGCCCAGAGAACGCCTTGATACCCAATCGCGCCACGCCAGCCAACCCAGCCGACGCAATATCATCAGGAACTTCAACGCCAGATTTCGCCAATGCGAGCAAAGCACGAAATGCCCACTTTTCGGCTTGCGAAGGAGGCATTTCAGTGATAGTGAACATTTTCCCCTGATCGCGTCCTTCAGCTTCGACGATGACCGTGTTCGTCTTTCTCATGCTGTCGGCGCTCCAATGACCACGTTCCACTTGATCTGAAACTTGCGAGGCTGAAGAACTTTCTTGGCTTCAGCAAACGGAGTGAAGTTCGTCAGAACGCCCCGCGTGAGTGTGTATGACTTTTTGACTGCGGGTTGGATGACCGTGCCAAAGGCAAAGTAAGCATCCTGTGCAGCCTCTTCGGCGGCATACCATGCCTCAAAGAAATCATTCGATGCGCTATCTGCCTGAAGCGTGACACTCATCGTTTTGATTTGCGGAATCCAACCAGCGGAAAGCTTGCCGTCCGCCCCCATCTTGACTTCCTTGTTCTCGACGGCCTCCATCGAGTACATGTCGTCTTCAGCAAAACCTTGCAGTTGTTGCGGGGTCGTATAAAGGCCCGCGACGCCAATAAGCAGAACGCTATTGGCGGAAGTGATAGATGCCATTATTGAACCTCAACAGAAGCAACGTTGATCGATTGCACCGAGCCACCTTGCACATACCAGAAGGTGATCGGAGGAGATTGGCGATTACCGCGTGTCTGCGCTGTCGCGGGGAGGATCTGGAGATACCATCCTTGGCTTTGCAGCGTGTTTGCGATATTCAGACCGGCCGCGTTATTCACCTCGGCAATCTGGGCTGCCGACAACGTGACATTGGGAGTGATCAATCCGAAATTGACTGCGGCGGTAATCGGATCTTGCATTGCTGCATTGATCAGACCGTAGCCAACAGGGTTATATGGAATCGACTTGACATTCGTCAGCAATTCCATAAGAGCCAGTTGGAACTGGCTATTCATCCACACTTGACCTACATACGAATCCGCCCACTTGAAGGGCCCGGAGATCGAGCCGGGGTAGAAGAAGATGAAGCCCTGGTTCGCCGTAGCATAATTTCCGTAGAAATTGTAGCCATTGGCGATAAGGTTCGCCGCAACCGTCGCGTTCGTTACCGTGGCCACAAGCCCCGATTGCGACTTAAACGCAAGCGTTGCTTCACCGTTGGTTTGGGTGAAATCGATCGAGGCAATGGATCCAGAAGCAAAAGCCGCCAAGCCATACGGAATCGACGGCACCCATTCAAGGATCACACCGGAAATGTTCGCCGCCTTGATCAATTGACCGAGCGACGAAGTGGCATTGTTCGAAGCGGTCGGCGTGATGTCGGTATCTTCGCAGCAATATGCGAATTCATTGTTCGTAGTGCCGACCCACTGTGCAAACGCATACTTGACAGTATTACCAGACCCGTTATCCGGATCGAAAATCGTGAAAAACGTTGCCCAGTTCGTCGTTTGCGCAACGATGCCGGCCATGAATGTTGCCGGAACTGCCGGAGCTGCGCCTTGCGAAAGCACAGCACCCGTTGCTGAAGTCAAATACAGCGATGCCGACAAGGTGCCGGTAGCAAATGCCATTGTCGATTGCACGCCTGTGCTGCCTGACGTAATGACATAAGCACTGGATACGCTATCAAACGCAACCGTCAGAGCAGGAGCGGTAGCCGTAATGCTTGTGCTAGTAACTGTCTGCGAAGCGCTCACGGTATAGGTGCCCGTGCCGCCGGTGCCAGTCAGGAACGCCGTGATTTTGGTGCCAGCCGTTACACCTGTGCCGCTCAGGACATTGCCCACTTGGAGCGCGCCTGACGTCACAGCTGTGACAGTAAGAGTCGTTCCGGTGATAGAGCCAGTCACAACACCGGCAGTCGGAAGCGAACCATTCAAGCCGGTTTGAAGCAGTGCGGCGCCCGACGAGAAACTCGTCGCCGAACTCATGTTCACCGATGCTGCGGTGTATGTGTAGCCATCAGCTACAACCGTCAGCGAACCGGACAAGCCTTGCAACTGCGTGAGCGTGAGTGCGGCAAGCGAGCCACCGCGAAGATAAGCGGCCACGGCCGACTGGTTGTACTGCGCGAACAGCATTGCTGCCGGCAGCACGTTCGACCCCTGGAAGCCCTGGAAATACACATTCGCCGCTACTGCCTCGGGGGATGCAGGGCCATAGTATGCGGCTACTGCTGCTGTGGTCGGGAACGACGGCACGGTACCGATAGGGGTGCGCGTACCGTTGGTCAGACACAGGCCAATGAGCTCAAGCGCCGAACCACCAGCGCTGATAACGCTCGGCACAACGCTGACGATTGCTGATGCTGGAATGCTCGCCATGAGGGCTCCACAAAAAATAAAGCCCGCTCATGGCGGGCTATCAGAAACAAAATCCGGCGCAATGGCCGGGAGTTTTAGGCGGGATATTGCGATTGAACGTCGATAGAAGACGACTTCAATTGGTCGGCGAATTGTTGCGGAACATTGAGTGTCGGATTGCATTGCATCACGACATCTACAACCCATCTTTCCTCGACCTGCTGTTCTGCATTGGTGAACGGAACTTGATTGGGCTCGCTTGCATAAAGCGGACTCACATCGAATCCGGTTGCGGCGAATGTCTGCGACGCGTAATCGTCGAAAAAGAGAGTCGTTATGATCTGCGCGTTATCTCCGGATGCTGGCCCATGAATGTCTAACTGAACCGTCACTTTCGTGGGCTGCATAACGTCCTTCACCCCGGCCGCCATAATTTCGCTGGCGACATTCTGAGATGGGCTAACGGTATAAGTGCCCACTCCGCCTGTTCCCGTGCCCAATCCAGTGATAGTGGTCGGAGTAGCGACACCAGTTCCGAACACCGTGTTCCCGACTGCTATCTGTCCAAGCTGAACCGCGGTGACAGTCAACATTGATCCCGAGATCGAACCTGTAAAAGCACAGTCCTGGTAGATGTCGGTGTTTGTTTCAAGACGGCCGCGCAAAATCGGCGTCATTGTGATGAAGTTCGGCCCGGTGGGCTCAGGAACCCGATTGTCTTGGCCTCGCACAATCTCCATGCCAGATGGCATTACCGCGAGAAGGAAAGACCGTAGTGCAGTGAGCGTCTGGACTTCGGAGAGAGAAAGACTGACGCTCATTTAGCTTCCGTTCTGAAGCGTGACGCAAAATTTTGTCCATCCCGCGGTGGAGTACCAATCCTCGAATTCGAAGACCAATAGCCAGACAGATCCATCCGGAAGCGTGACGAGATCACCACCTTCTTGCTTGGATCGCACAACCGCATCCCACTCGCCATTGGCATACATCGCACGGCGTTGACCCGTCAAATTCAGACCACTGACTTGCATCAGATCCGTGTACTGAAGCGGCTGCATTTGAACTTGAACCGGAACCGGGGCCGAATATGCCGGGACACGCGAACCATCGCTGTTTGTCGTATAGCCCTGTGATTGCTGGACGGTAGCTGTAATCCATGGATTCACCGCAGCGATATACGGGCCAGCGATTCCGGACAGATTCATGATCAGTTATTGAACGCTACATCGAACAGTTGGCCGAGCACGTCATTTGCCGCACCAGTAGTCGGACTTGCGCCAGTCACAGTGATGTTGATGACGCCGCTTTCCGTAGCGGTCAATGCAACCGGCGCAGCCGTGCCAAGGTGAGTAGCACCCGCGACTACTTCGGCGTTCGTCGCGAGCTGAGTATTCGAACCTGAGACGCCATACTTCGATACCTGGACGCTGGCATTCCAGCCTCCTGCGTTCGTTGTAACGACACCCGAATCGGCGATCAACGTGCCGCCAGCAACTGCCGCACCGACCGTCTGAGTCGTCGTGCCCCACCAGAGCTTGACGCGCTTGTTGTTACCGTTTGCGGCAAACTTCCCTGCGGCCTGAATCGTCACCTGGCGGCCGGCGGTATCGAGTGCTGAAGCGGGAAGGGCATACGTGAAAAGCACATCGTCGGTCGTGTCGGCACCGTTGCCTTGACCAGCTGCGCTGACCTGAACACTGGCATTGCCACCAGTACGCACGAAACCAGGCGTGGCTGCCGAACCGCCTTGCACTGCCTGCGACGAGAGTTGATTGCCGGCAGTATCAAATTGCATCTGCACATCGCCAATCTGCGGGCTAAAAACACTGAGCTTCATTCCGGATCTTCCTATTCATTCACTTCGAAATCGACGCTGTTAAGCATGGTGCTTTTGTCGATCAGGGGTTTGTCAAAGCCTTTCTTCTGAACTGTAGACTTCGCGTTCGGCGGATCATTAAATTCGCGGATTGAGGCTTGCAATTGTTCGCCGACATGCTTGCCTAATCGACCCAATGCGAGAGCAGAGTCGTAATCGGCATCCTTAATGATCTTTCCTAGATCAGCGCCCCATTCACCTTTGTGATCCTGGATCATGCCGCGAAAGAAAGGACGGGCGGGAATGGTGACGGTATAAGAATCGACGTGATGCAGGGTCTGGAAGTTAGCTTCAGACTCCTTGACGAACCGACCATTCTTCGCGAACTCACCAGTTTTTTTCACCTGCCGATTCACGGCGACTTCATGCTCTGGAACGGTAATCGTGCCGCCATACTCGTTCGTGGCAGCAACTTGAGCGACGTGCATTCCATCGGGATAGGTTGCATCTTCAAGGAAGCCGACTCGAACCGTATTGGCTTTGCCGGCTTTCTCTGCAATTTCTCGAAGTTTGGCCGTGAGTTTGTCGCCACCCTTGAAGTTGATGCCCATTAAAATCTCCGGAACCGAAAATTGAACGGATTCACGATCGGCACGGGCCCGCGGACATACAACATCGATCGATACTTAGTCGTGGCCTGCCAAAAGGCTGCCCCATACTTCGTTTGAGCAAACCATGCAGCCGTACCTGGCACCTGAAAATCCGTTTGCACTGAAACACTGCCCTGCGTCGCATTGCTGATCCGACCGACGAGAGGCGAGGACGGTTGGCCATTCAACGGCGCATTGAGCGCAGCGATGTGGGCCGTCACCATATTCAGCAGCAGTTCGCGCTCGCCACCTTGGCTGGTATCGGTGATCAGGCTGGTTGGCGTGTTATCGCAATACAGCTGAGCTTCATTGAAGTACAACTGCGCAGTTTGCGATGTGACCGATGCGGCAAGTTCTGGATACCTTGCACTCCAGTCGGCATATGAGAAGGTGACAACGCCACCTGAAGTGCAAGGAGTGCTCATGACGGACGATTCATGCGTTCCGATTCCGGCACGCCGCGCGGCAGATTCTTCGGATCAAGACGTTCAATGTTGGATTTGACTTCCGCCATATCCGTCGCCTTCGAGGTTACGCTTCGTGCCTCCGTGTGCGCAAAAATCATCTCGTTTTTGATGTAGTCCGAATTTTTATTCTGTTCGTACCACTCATCCCAAAATGCCTTGGGCACGTCATGGGTAATCGCAAATCCGCCTACGATCTGTTGGTGCGGCCCTTGATTCTGCGCCCAAGAATTGCCTTGGATGACGATTGGCTTTGCCGTGAGGCGTTCTTGATATTGTTTGAACGTCCGATAGCCCCCACCCATGACCGGCTCACTCATCTCGTTGAGATCATAGAGCTTCAGGATGATGTCGAAAGGGGCTTTGCTCGCAACCGTAACGGTTGCGTTCGAGGTCGATGCCTCGTTGTTCTTCTTCAAATGAAGCGTGGATTCTTGCGTTGCCATGTGACCGCCTATCAAAAATGACCGAAAGAAAAAGGCCCGCGCGTCAAGCCGGTACGGTCAGGCCGGCCGAGAGTGCGACTCCTGGCGCGCGGGGTACTGCTCGGTTAGATGCCGATCGTCGATTCGATGGCAAACGGCTGGCGAAGGATGAAACCATTCACGCCTTGGCTCAGCTTTTGTTTATACGACGACAGATCGCGAATGACCGGGCCAGCGCGCAGCTTGGAGTTAAAGCTGCAATAGCCCGACTTCTGGCCGCCAGCATCCGGGCAATAGATCTGCATCATTTCGCCCAGCGCATTGCCTTGCGGGTTTTGCGCCGTAAGCGCGCCATACTGGATGGCGGTCTTGATTTCCATGTTCGGGAAGTTCTTCTTCAGCAGATCCGACACGTTCACGTTGAACGAGTTGGTTGCAGTAAGAGCACCTTCACGAGCAGGCGACAGCGCGAGCACCAGTTTCGACTTGGTGTTGATGCGACCAGCCGACTGGTTGATCAGTTGGATCACGCCAGCCTGGATATCTGCGAAGATTTCGTTCGCAGTTGCAGCGACGATCGAGCCGTTCATCCAGGCCGTGCCACCCCATGCCTTCGGTGCCGGCGTAAGAGCTGCCGGAAGCGACGGATCGGTGAGGGCGCCATAGTTGGCAAGACCAGCAATGCCGCGGAAGTATGCGAGGTTCTGGAACTTGTTCAGACCGTCAATTGCCGCTTCTTTTTGCTCTGCGACAAAGCCGATTTTTGCGAGGCCAGCGCGCTCAATTTCAAGCTCGCCGTATTCACACACCGTCTGATACAGATACGGTTGACGTTCCGGAAAGTTCGTGTTGATGCCAGCACGGCCGTTGTTGTTGTAGTCGCCGTAGCTCGAAACTTCATACGTGCGTTCCACAACCGGGAAGATCAGCGCAGTGCTGGTGAAGTCGCCTTTCTGTTCTTCACCGAAGATTTCCGCAGCCTCATTCGGCGCGGTCAGGATGCGAAGGACATCCGGATCGGTGAAGTACGTGAGATAAGCGGGAATGCCAGAGTTCGGCACCGTGACGAGCGCAGGTTGCGCGTCCATCGCGAGACCAAGGTCGCGCTTCCATTCCGGACGGCAAAATACTTGCGCCTCCGGGAAATCGATCCCCCAAATGCGGCGATGAAAGTCCATCGCTGCGCGCTGGTCTTGGGGGGCCATGTCATACGGCTGTTTGGCCATGGTAGTAAATTCCTTGTGCAATAAAAAAGGCTCCCGAAGGAGCCTTGATGCGAACGATTGATAGGGTTAGGCGCTTACTACCGGCCACGTGGTGATCTTGACGAGTTCGCCGGGAGCGCCCGACGAAGCGGCCGTCCAGTTCGGCAGGAGGGTGCCAGATGCGACCGTAATCGTTTCCGACGAGATCGTCTGACCGATGCTCACGACATATGTACCGTTGCCGCCAGTGCCCGTACCAAATGCGATGATCGAGTTGCCAGCGGTGATGCCAGTGCCCGAGATTGCATCGCCAAGTGCGAGCGTGCCCGACGAAACTGCGGTCACGGTCATCAGGCCATACGAGCCCGTGATCGTGGTGCTGGCAACCGTCTGCGCGGCGCCGCTGACCTGATACGTACCAATGCCGCCAGCCGTACCCGTAAGTTGCGAGAGGATTTGCGTGCCAGATGCAATACCGGTGCCGCTGATCGCTTCACCGATGTTCATTTGGCCGGTCGTGACGGCTGTGACGGTAAGCGTCGTGCCGGCGATCGAACCGGTCACAACGTCGGTCGCGATCGAGCCAGTCACCGAGGCGCCCGTCCAGTTAGAGCCGAATTGCACAGCACCAGTCGAGTTGTTGACGTAGATCGACTGACCCTTCGAGGACGTCGACGCGCCTGCATTCTTCGCCCAGAAGCCACCAGCGCTGAACAGCGTCATCGCATAGCCGGCCGGCAGCAGAAGCGTGTCATCTGCCAGGAAGGCGGCGATGATGCCTTGCTGGTTACGATGAACGAAACCATCCGGCACGCCC